GATAGAATCAAAACTGTCAAGCCATTCATATTGTGCCTGACAGTCCTTGACTGCTGACTGTGCACCATTCTTGATGGACACCACAGGATACTTTGACCCCATCATCTGATACGCAGCAAGCGCATCTAATTCGCCTTCTACGACAGTGACATAGCGGCCACCTTTGTTCCACATCGACTGACCAAAGAGTAGAGCATCTTTGATGTTGCCTTGACTCCTGAATAACTTGTCTGGGACAACTCTAACCTTATAGGCCACTTCTGTGCCTTTGGCATCGGTGTAGGGATAATAATGGTCAGTGTCTGTCTGAAGCACTCCATAGGCCTCACAGGTGGCTTTGGTGATACCACGCTCAGGTATGCTTTTAAAATGCCCAGCAATAGGCTTAATTTGGCCTGTAACGGCTTTGTTGGTCATGGGTAATACCTTACCTCCAAAATTGTCAGAAACGGCGCTATGAGCCTTTAAATGCGTTTTACAGGCAAAGCAATAACTAGAGCCATCAGAGTAGACGGCTTTGGCATCACTGCTGCCGCAGGCATCGCAGGCCTCATGTTTGATAAACTTAGTCTGTGTCTGCATCGAGCACCTCTTTTGCTATCTGATTTGCCTCATCCGTGGCCTTTAGTTGACTAATTTGGTCAAGAATAGCCAGGATTTGGAAGGCCTGTCTGCATTCAGGCCTGACACGGAGGACAGAGTCTAACACATCCCCCAAGAAAGTGCTCACATCGATGTTGTTGTGCGCAAAAAGTTCTGATGTGTCCTGCACGGTGAACCAATAGAATCGTTCTTGATCGATTTTTTCCATTGAAGCCATACCCCTATGTTGAAACAACATTGATAAAAGAATAATTATAAATATAAATCATTAGCATCATTAGCACAATAGAGTAATATAGATAATATTAGCAAGAATCGTGCCACCCCGTCAGCGGTCGTTTCTGATGTCCATATAGTAGTCATCATCAGGGAAGTCGCCGCTAAGGCCATTTTCAGCCTCACTGTCGGCTTCGTGCACATCGTCTAGGTCCGACATCAAGTTAATGTTTCCAACGGCAACGCAGTCGGTTTTAATCGTTCCTAGGCAGTGTTTACACAATGAGACATATTCCCTGCTAAAAACAGACCGCACTGATGCCTCATAGTCGGTTAAAATTTCATTACAAGCAGCGCATCGCATTATTTGACCTCCATGTATGGTCTGCTATCTTCGCTTTCCTCTTCTTCGTTCAAAGGCCATTCCAAGTCATCTCTAGAGAAAAGAAAATCTACTTCTCTAAATTCATCAATCCTAGCGTCATAAATAACAGCCTTTTGCTTTAACTCGTGGCCGGACATATTATTTATTTTTCTTAGCATTTGTGCGTATGTTATCGCCATTGTTGCCTCTTATGGTTAGATTGTTCAATACAGCAAGACTTTGATGAAAGTCTACCCTTTGCTCTGATGGCGGCACGAATCCATGTCTTTTCCATGTCCGCATGACATCGGTCTTTGATGAGTCGATATAGGGTCTTTCAGGGTTATCAAGTAACCAGGCCATCTTCTTTCTCCTTTTCTCTCCGAATCACTTCGCACACAAACTCGACAATGTCGTCATCATTGCCGAACCAATTGCCGAAATCGCTTAGGTCTAGTTTAGCCTCTGCGATATCAATTATTTCATCCACTGTAAGCATCATGTTTTCAATTCCTCCTGATTAAGTTTAATGCACAAAGCCAATTCATCAGCCAATTCAGGCCTTCGCTCTACCAATACACCGGCGAATTGAGCGATGCCATACTTACCCATTGATTCCAATTCAAGAATCAAATTTGAGGCCTTCAATTCTATCTCTTCGGTTAATGTCATGTCTTCCCCTTTCTCTTCGTGATTGAATGCTTCGCTGATCTAAGCGAGTTAAACCATCGACTGTAATCGCTAATGTAACAGCGTCCAGTGTATTCGCACTGCTGGATCATTGTGCCGCCATAGTATAGGATTTTCATTTTAGTCTCCAGGGTTTCATAATTTGCACAAGTGCGCCCAAAGCCAGCAAAAGGCCAGCGATTTGAAAAGCAAGCCAGTAGTCCATTATTGAAATCTCCGTTTTAAGGCCAATATTAGCCCCATAGCGGCCTTGCTGTAAAGCCGCTATAGGATAGTACTGCCCTAGTCTAATCGGCTGCCGGCATAGGCATCAATCCCGCTATCTTTTAAGACTCTAGCATATGCGCCTGCGAATGCCTCTTTTCGGTCTACACTTTGGCCGAATTCGCTAACCCATACGCAAAGGCCGCTCGGATAGTGCGAACGTGCGAGGCCTTGCTTTTTAGCCCATTTCCCGAATGACGTATTCCCCGGAAATGCAATCCATGCGAATCCGCAGGCCCCGTCATCAATACGATCAATTGGAATCCCTTGATCAATGACGTACATTGGAATCGGCCTTGCATTCTTTCCGGCCTCAATCCCGGCCTTGTAAGCCTTATCAATAATTTCCTGATACTTGGCGTATCGGTTAACACGTTCGGTCTTTTCGGCTGCGATTTTCTCTCTGAGTGTAGCGTATTGCATGATTAAGCCCCTATTGATTGAATGATTCGATTGTAGATATCGGCCTTGCTTTTATAGTACTGATAATCCCGGTCGTTCGGAGTGAAATTTTTCCATTGATTGGAATCCCGAAACCGTAAAATGTCGGCCTTGAGATTGTTGCGCCGATAGTACGATATAAACCCCTGATGATCATAATGCGCTATAAACCCCGAGCACAAATAGAGATATTTATAGGCCTGTTTTGATAGTTTAGCCGGATCTTTTACGGCCTTGATCACGTTTGAGACAATCATACTTTGCTGGCGGGAAGTGTAAGGCGTTAGCATAGTAAAACCCCATAGTGTTAAAAATTGATTGATTAAGCGGCCAATTGTAGCGGAATCAGGCGCTTAGGTGTATCGATCACAAAGCCCGAAGTATCTTTTTTAGCCTTACCCTTGGCATACAAGGCGACTATAACGCCTTTTCGGTCGATATGCCGAATATCGGTATTGTCTCCATCAATGCAATCTAGGCCTAAAAACTTAGCCGGAATGTCGGAACGTTTGCGGAATACTGCAGCAATCCGCATTCCCGATTCTATGGCCTGATTGACATATTTTTGAAACGCTAGCGTTCCGGAATAGGAAAACGTTAGATCATAATTGGCAGGCAGGTTTTGCCGGTTAGCGATTTTAGTGTAATCGTAAAACTGTACTTCGGGAAACAAATCAAAAATTGTTATTTGTTCATTCCCGAATCCATAATCGAAGCGGACATTTTCCCACTTAATATCGCTAGTACCATTCAATCGCACTAACGGAATCATTCCCTTTTTGCCGGCCTTGCGGACTAAGGCCTTGATATCTTTTACTAGAATTTCCATAAATGCCTGGCGATTGGAAAAGAAAAATTTAGCCTTGCTGATTCTAGCGGCCTGCACCGAATTCATGGCACCCCTGCCGGCAGTGTATAAGCAAGCGGCCTTGCAGCCTGCTATTTCGGCCATAGAGCAAACGTTACGGCCTGATATATCAGCCGGTGCCATATATAGAATGCCCGTCATAAAGCCATATTTCTGGCCTTTTACAGTCTTGGCATTGGAATCCACGGTTAAGAGTTTTTTATGCATTTTTGATTCTCCGGTAAGTACTAGGTTAAAAATTTGGTGTTTCTACATATATACACAATAGAAACATACCAGAAAATTTATAAGGTTATTTAAGTGTTTGATTTTATTGATTTGGTGCACTGCAACGAATATACCTAGGGTTTTCACCTAGGCACGGCTACACGCCATTGTGCGGAAATACAACATTGATGCGCTGCAATATGGCATGATTATTGCCGATGCACTATCTTGGTGCACAAAATCTAGGGTGCACTGTATTGGTGCAACATCGCCCCCTATACTGCATTGCACAATAACGAATGCATTCGATAATGATGAACGATAGTGAGCACTTACTTCGCTGCTGCACTGCAACACTGTCCAATGTAAGTAAGCACTAACTAACATAGCCGGGGGTGGGGTATGATGCTCTGCTGTAATAATGTTGCATCACCACTGCCACAAAAAAGAGCAAAATAGACTTAATTATGTGTCATAATAGAGCAATAATATCAAAGACTTAGCACTGATAGTTTATAACTATGAAATTAGCATTGGTCCCACTGCTGGGCGGCAGAGAAACAACACTGGAAAATGTGCACTGCGAAGGCCTGAGTTGGTAGCAAAACTGTAGCAAAGCTGTAAGTATTGAAAATGTGCATTACCTATTACTGTGGTAAGTCGCATAAAAATATGCTATACTCCTCTCTATATTGCTACATCAGCGAACGATAGCGAGGGAGGTTAAAGATAAAAACCTCCCCTCTAAACTACCCCGACAGCGTTAAGCGATGTACACTATATAGATAGCGAATGTGTAAAAAAATAATAACAAAAGTAAAAAAATGCACATTTGTGTATAAATTTTAAAAAAAGTAAATAAATGGAAATAAAAGAACAAGATATAGTTCTTGTGTCTTCTTCCACCGATGTGTTATCTTCGCCTGCACAAGCCAGTGTTCCTGTGCCGACTAAGAATCCAAGAGGTGCTGGCAGACCAAAGAAGAGTGCTATTGCAGCCAAGAAGAAGCGAGAGCTTCGTGGCAGGCCTCCTGGTGAAGCAGCAAGGATACGCGAATTTCATGCGCGACTGCTCACCACCAAAGGTGACCACATCATTGAGACTATCATCAAGAAAGCCTTGGACCCTACCGATAAGGACCAGGCAGCGATGCTCAAGATGTGTGCCGATAGGCTGTTACCGCTGTCTTACTTTGAGAAGGATAAGACTGGCGGTAAAGCTGGCATAACTATCAACATCAGCGGCATTGCTGATACAAAGATAGAAGCAGATGATGTTATTGACGCTGAGGATGTAGACTTTGAATCTAGAGATTAAGTTACTTCCTTGGCAACAAGAAGTATGGAACGATGATACTCGTTTCAAGGTAGTTGCTGCTGGCCGTAGAACTGGTAAAAGTAGACTAGCAGCCTGGATGCTCATAGTCGAGGCACTACAGACTGATAAAGGCCATGTCTGGTATATTGCTCCTACACAGGGACAAGCCAGAGATATTATGTGGCTCACGTTATTGGAACTTGGTCACCCAGTCATTGAATCTAGTCATGTGAATAATATGCAGATTCGTCTGGTCAACGGTGCACAGATCAGTCTTAAAGGTGCAGATAGACCAGAGACAATGCGTGGTGTCAGCCTAAAGTTTGTTGTGCTAGATGAATACGCAGACATGAAGCCTGCTGTGTTTGAACAGATTCTTAGACCAGCACTAGCAGACTTAAAAGGCAAGGCACTGTTCATTGGTACACCCATGGGTAGAAATCATTTCTATGAACTCTACCAGTATGGACTAGATAACAAAGATGATAACTACAAGTCTTGGCACTTCACCAGCTTTGATAACCCACTGCTGGACCCAAAAGAGATTGAAACCGCCAAGAAAAGTATGTCCAGTTTCGCCTTCAGGACTGAGTTCATGGCCTCCTTTGAAGCA